TTGGCCATTAGTTCTCTCGGCTTGCTCCATAAGAAAGTTCTCTTCAGTTTCGTTCATGATTTCTATTGGTGGTTCTTTAGCGAAAATGTTTTGTCTACCGTATTCGGTTATAACTGTCATTGATTTGAAAGATAGGTGAATGGCGATGATGAACTGTCAGGTCGCCATGTCTACTTAGAATTCAATATTAGAACGTTCTAGCTTATCCATTATCTCCCTACGGTAAGCAGGGTCAGCATCATATCTAGGGTCAGACATAGCAGCTACAACTTCGGGTTGACTTTGGAAAGTACTACCTACATTTGATGGAGCTTTACCTGTTATAAGGTTTCCATCACTGCCTACTGAATCCTGATATCTACTCTTCATAGCTTCAACAGCAAAGAAGCAAGATGCAGGATCTCCTTTATCCATAACAGAATCAAACATATTAATAGCTTCATCGGAAAGATTCTCCTCAGCCCATTGAGTCATCTGTTGATATACTGCCTCCCCACCAACTTGTTCTTTTAGTTGATTAACCTGTTGATCATTTAAACCTTGAGGTTCAGGCGGTGCTGCATTATTTCTATACTCCAAGTACATCTTTGCTAATTCTCCAGGACGTTTCTTAGCTAATGCTGCCAGTGTTTCATCTGAGAATCCATCGTTACGTTCTTGCCATAGTTGATCAAGGATGTTGTCTTCTATAGGTTCTACATCCTCTACTTCTTCTTCCTCTACAACTTCTTCATCAGTTGTTTCTTCGGAAGATTTTTCGCCTAATTTTTTTTCGAGTTCTTTATAGGCTGCTTCTAATTCTGGAGTATCTTTATATTTACCAGCTAACAGGGTGTCCTGATCAGCTACCATCTGTTCTCCAATCTCAAGAGACTCTTGTTCAGATTCGTTTAGGTTTTCTGCTGTTGTAACTTGTTCAACATCAGCATTATATGTAAGTGTTTGGTCTTCGCTCATTTAAGTAGGTGGTTGTAATTGACTTGCTAGTGCAGGGTTCTTAGTAGGATCAGCTATTGGAGCTTTCAATGCTTGAGCATCTACCTTTTGTTGTTCCAACTGCATAGCTTGTTGTTGCATAGCTTGCTGTTCTCCTTGTACTTCTTGCATTGACCTTACTAAGTTCAATGTATCTATACCTTGAGCAGCTGCTAGACGTTTGATAACTTCCTCTTGATTTATGAAACTACCAATAGCTTCTGGACCCATCGTCTGAGCAATGGTTGTAAGGAAAGCAGATAAGCTCTCTCTATCTTGTCCTCTACCAAGAGCATTAATACCAGCAACGATTGTTGGCTTGACTAACTTCTTTGGTAGCTTTGGAATTTCACCTGTCTTTTGGAATACACTTAGCTTTCTACTAAGATATGGAACTAAGAACTCAACAGTAAGTAGACTGAATAGTCCACCGAGTTGCTGTTCTAATTCCATCTGGGTCATCCTTACTTCCTCTGCAGTTGTACGTTCTGAGTCACGTACATTCATGATGAGGAAAGCTTCTGAGATCCTTCTTTCTAATTGTGTAGATAATTCAAATGCTGTTCTGAAGTCAGCAGTCTTACCAACTTGAACAACTCCTATGTCATCTGGCCGCCCTTGAATTATTGCACCATTACCAGCCGTAGCTAATGTGCTTGCCTTCGTGGTACTGCTAGGAGATACAGTGAAAACTACTTTCGCTGCAGCTGCACTACCTTCCACTAACGCTTGCATCAGTGCTTCAAGTGACTTCAAATCACCCATGAATTCTTCCACTCTTCCACGTCCATAGACTTCTCCATCGACAGTATTGAAACGAAGTGGTAGCCAAGGTGATGTATCTAAGGGAGACTTACCTCGTGAGGTAGGAATCACATAGTCATATACTTCTTGATGCCAAATGAATCTATTATTATCTCTAGTTATGTGGGTATAGATATCACATTCTTGACGATTGTAATCCTCATCACCATCAGTAACATCTAATCTCTTATGCATGAGCACCTCTTCGGGTACTTCATTCTCTATTAACTTGTAGTTGACACGTTCTTTGGTGACGATTTCAATCACGTTGCCGTTGCCATCTCGTTCTATTACATAGCGGTTAAGTGGAAACATCTTTAACCCTTCCTTACCCATGTATATCAATGCGTTACCTGCGACAATCAAGTGCTTTAATGCTTGATGTATGACCACTCGGTCACTTGAGGCAGCGATTGATTCAAGGATTGTTCTTTCAATCTTTGCAAAAGAAAGATCTAATTCAGACTTAGCTTCTGGAGGAAAACCTTCACCAGCTAATATTGAATCATCTAATTGTAATTTGAAGAAGCTTACATTTGGAGGTATCAAACTCAACATTAGCTTTGCAGCTAGGGTTACTACACCCTTGGCTCCAACTGATTGCCATGGAGTAATTAAATTCTTAGCTCCTCTATGTTCTTCCTCTTCTCTTACTAAACCTGGAAGTGTTAGTCGTGTTGCTTGTGTAGCTATGCTTAAAAACTGGGAACGATCACTGGATAAAGCGTCATATCTTTTTTTAGCTGTCATCTTTTTATATGTTTAGGGATTTAATCCTCATTGATCTACCTAACTGACTAGTACCACGAGATGTCTTGCCTTGTTTAAAGGCTTTAGATCTACGCATCTTCACACCAGCTGCATTGTCATCAAGCATTCGGTAATCCATGTTGGCAGATATATTTTTTAACTTCTGATCAAAGTCTGAACCTTGCTTAGCAATAGTATCTCCAAAGGAAGACTGTTGATCCTTAAGGGATTTATTCCAAGTGGTTTGCATATTATCTAATCGTGAGGAGAACATTGAACTTGCATCACCTAAAGACTTCTCAAGATCTACTCTTTGTTGAGTAGTTTTGGTTGAAAGATCTCCTAACTGTGTTTGCAGGTCTCCAATATCTTTGCTGTAAGTTGAATCTAAATCTTTTAGTTGTTGACCATAGGTTGAATCGACAACGCTCTGAACTTGATCTGGATCTATACCACCTAAGCCAGAGAACTGACCTTGAAGACTATGAATGTCACCTTGGGCTTCTTGTATATCAGCGAGTATTTGATCAGTGTCTATCTGATTAATACCTGAAGTAGAATCATGATCAATGACATTGCTAGTATCTACAGTTTCAACTTCAGCTACAGCGTCATTAATCTTTTCTTTAGTATCATTCTTTGCCACTACTGCAGCATTTGTAAGGTCATCATCATCATTAGGGTCATAATCAGCTGTAGGGTTTTTATCAAGCTGATAGTCTCCTAATTTGTTTTCTTTTCTAAACGCATCTAAATCAGCTGTAGGGTTTTTATCAAGCTGATAGTCTCCTAATTTGTTTTCTTTTCTAAACGCATCTAAATCTTTATACTCTTGACTTTTCATAATATTTTCTTTAACTGCAGCAAGAGTTCCTTTACCTGCTTCGTTCGCACCTAAGCCTTCTTCTCCAGTCCACCAAGATGCGTTCTGATCATTGCCAGCAAAGTCAGCAACACGATTAGAACCGAATAAGTCTGTGTAGAGATCTTGTACTTTGCCTTTGGCTTCAGTACTTATAGCTATATCATTTCTGATTTTCTCTAAATCATCACCCGTACTTAAAAAATGTTCTAAACCACCTGCGTCAGCATCTCTTCCAAGAATGTCTTGGTAGATTTGATTTATCCCTGCTTTAGTAGCCATAATTATTCCTCACTAATTCTTTCTCTTATCCACTCCACAACTGAACGTTGTCCAGAGCGATACATAATTTTCTCCATTGTTTCATCGGGAGTAGGGGTAATTGGTGGATGGATTTCTTCTAACTCTGTAAGTATCTGCTCTAGATTAGGTCCGAGTATTGACTCAAGAGTATTGGGGTAGGTTGACATTAGAATGCTCGAAAAAGGCAGGCATTCTAGCTGACTTAGTTTCGGCTAACTCAGGAGCCTTGCCGTTATACATAAGATTATCGCTAGAATCCAGCCAAAATTTTTTACTTAAATATTTATCGCCATAGGTATTCTTACCTAGTGGCTCCATGATCCAGTTAATTGTGGCTTTCCTAAGTTTATCCAGAGATTGACTAGGAGTAAGACCCATATCAGCACATACGAGGCTATTA